TTGGCAATACAAGGTGAGCGAACAGATATACCGATTTTTCAACGTATCAAGGAATACATCCTGAATGAGATTCACTTGGGTCACTGGCGGGAGGGAGATGTAATTCCGACGGAATATGCTCTGTCCAAACAATTCGAGGTGTCGCGCATGACGGTCAACCGTGCATTGCGGGAACTGACATCCGAACAAATATTGAACCGCGTTCAGGGTTCAGGTACGTATGTCGCACAACAAAAATATCAGGCTGCGCTGCTGCAGGTTAAAAATATTGCCGAAGAAATCAGGGGCCGCGGTCACGTCCATAGCAGCAAACTCTATTGTCTTGAACGCAGTAAGGCGAACGAGTCATTAGCCAATCAGTTTGAACTTCGCTATGGTCACCCGTTGTTCCATTCAATCATCGTGCATTTCGAAAACGACACTCCAATTCAGGTTGAAGATCGCTGGGTCAACCCTGATCTTGCGCCGGATTACATGGGATTGGATTTCTCTACAACAACACCTAACGAATACTTAATGACCGCAGCGCCGTTGCAAGGAGCTGATTACCGCATTGAAGCATGTATTGCGCCAAAGGAAATCGCCGAGATGCTGGCCATCAAACCTAAAGACCCCTGCCTTGTTCTCAAACGTAAAACTATCTCCGTCGGAGGCATTGCCTCAGTAGCTATTATGTGGCACCCCGGACATCGCTATCAATTTGCAGGAAGTTTTAGTTAAATTACTATTAAATAATCAGGTCAAAAAATCAAAAATATCTATCGATGATTCTACGCAGATTATAAAAATAAGAGCCAGATTGATGCATCTCGTATTGCATCGCCTTCACCTCTTAATAAATACCATCACACGAGCTACTGAGCTTATTTTTTAGCCTCCTGCAGACATTCCTCCAGTCACCACGTGGGCGATTTTTCTGTCACGCAAATCTTGACCAACATCATACTTAGGCGTCACGACCGTCACCGACGTACTCGACGGCCCGGCATTGAGTTGCGTCGCAGGCGATATTGATGCGATCTCGGGAATATCTGGCATCTTCGCAACAGCAGGCGCGGTCCGTATATTCGGGACGGCAGAGATATTCGGCACAGCCGGCACTTGCGACGTCACCGCCAGCGAAGGAATGACGCTCTTCGCTTGCATCGCTCGCGCATCCTGTGCAAAAAATTCTCCCATGCGCATCTTGTTGCCCATATTTTGATAAGCGGCACCTGCAGAGATCGTCCCGTCACCATACAGGCTTTTGTTGTTCTTGATTACGGTCTCAATCCGCAAGCGTTCACTATCACTCACCTCCCGACCAGCTATCAGCGCATCGCGAACAGACGTTTCTGGACTATTTTTCACGGCTTTCAGGATCCGGCCAGCGTCACCATCGCCGAGATTGTGATACGCGTAGACATTCGCTGCGTCGTCATTCCCGCCTAGCTTTCGTCCCTTATCGATATTCTCCCGGGTAAACTCAGCCAGCATGCCTGCCTGAATTTTCGGATAACTCCGGTATTTCTCCGCATCCTGCTTCGACAATTTCCCGGCGCCATCGACGCCATACTTGCCACCATACTTATTGATCATATCGGTCCATGTACGATCGAGAAATTGACCGTAGCCATGAGCGCTCGACAACTTCTTACCGTTTTTCTGGGTCGGCGCGGCATCCTTATTGAAACCACTCTCGAAATGTGCGATCTGCGCCACCACCCCAGGATCAACGCCAGCAGAACTCGCTCCGCTGACTAAATAGTCCTTTGCAGCGTGCCAGCGCTCATTGACCACACGGCCAATCGGTGCCGCCATCTTGGCAACACGCTCTTGCCCATAATTGGCAGCAGCACCAGCGGCGATCGTCATTGGTTTGACGACATGCTGGTCGACAGCCTCTACAGCAGAGACAGCCGTATTCTTGACTGCCGTAGCCGCATTGGTAACCTTCGCCTTGACGTCGATCCCGGTTTTTTCTTTGACGACATCGTTCGCCGCGTTTCCCACCTGAACAGCGAGATCCTTCACCGCATTCGCGGTATTCCTGGCAATCTCAAATTTGTCTCTAAAGAATCCCGTAATCGCATCCCACTCGTCACTGAATTTTTGAACGCCGGCGTCCCATGTCGCTGCGATTTTGTCGCCAATCTCTTTCCAGTCAAAGGTGGATAGCCATTCCCCTGTAACTTCACCCAGTTTGTCGCCAATCATGCCGCCAATGACCGCACCGACGGGACCGCCAAGCAGCATCCCCAAACCCCCGCCCAACAGCGCACCGATACCGCTGCCGGCACCGGCAAAGCGCCCTTTCCTATTTTTTGCCGGCGCTTTGTCGGGATCATCGTTACCGAACATGCTGGCCAGCGCGGAACCGCCCGCCAGCAGCGCACCCAGCAATGGCAAGCCTCGGAACAACCCTTTACCGAGCCCGAATAGCCCCTTACCACCCTTGCCTAGCAAATTCCCCAACATCCCGAATCCTGGAATTTTTGGCGCCAAACGGCTCAACAATCCTCCTGAGCTAGCGCCGGCAGCGGGCTTCTTCTCAATCGCGGCAAGCTTGCGCAGTTGTGCCTTACTGAATTCAGTTTCGTCCCGACGCAATCCCCGTAACTCTGCCCAGAGTCGCTTGAACCAAATGACCTTCTTCTTTTCCTCCCCATCGCGGCCAAGCATCTTGCCGAAACCGCGTCCGACCGGCGTCACGATCGCACTGAGCTCCTTGGCGGCAGCGATGACCGGATCCACATCGGGCGCACGGTCGATGGCATTCGACGCCATGGCACCCATCGTGCCAATTTTTCTGGGAGTGACCGAAGGCCCCGCAATACCGCCACCTTTTCCATTACCGTCGTGCGGCCGACTAAGGCTTCCGTGCGGTGTACCAGGTGCGTTCGCGCGATCCGCGCGGACGAAGCGGCCATTGGCATCGCGGCGCACAGTTGCTGGAAATGCGGCCCGTAGCACATCCTTGCTGACAACCGCCGTCTTCAGCGATGACATAGGCTGCACAGCCGCCCTGGAGGTAATCTGTACCACCTTCGCAGCCGCGGCGCTTTGACGGCGTGGGAATGCAAGAGCTGGGGCTGTACTGCTCTGGGTAGCCCGTTTAGCGGCAGCAGCGCTTGAGGTGAACGCCTGGCGGATGCCACGCACGTCATCCTGAATAGCCGCCCATAATTTAAGCGCTTCGCTCCAGTCGGCGGGATCGCCCACCAGAAAGCCAAAACGATCGGATTGTATTGCCATATCAAGCTACCGGAAAAAAGGAATCGAACTGCGAGAACGTCATTTGAATTTCTTGCACCGTATCGTCTCGCCGCGACAGGTCAAATTCAATGCTGGCCGGACGCATATACAAAATGCTTTCGTAGCCTCCGCGATTGCTAGCGTCGGTAATGAACGAATGCAAGATGCGGATCTTGACCAGGTATTCGATGGGTACGCCGACACAGCCGTCCCGCTTGGTCGCCGCGGCCGCCTTCGATTCAAACCATTTTTTGAGCGTACCCACCGAATCGTCCATGGTCGTGAGTCGCAGATCGACAGATTCCAAGCTATGTACTGAGTCGATTGAGCCCGATCCCACCCGCACCTTGTCACCAGTAATCGTCCAGGGTGAATAATTTACTTCAGTCGCAAACAAGTTAAACATGCTGGCGCCATCGCCGGCCATCAGTTTAGACACCAGCGATTCCATGCTGGACGGCATCAGATCCGTGACTTCGATCAGAAACAGGTTTTTCTTGGCATACCGGGTTGCTGAGCATTCATCAAATATCGCCTTGGCTTCCGCCGGCGTGATACCGCCCAAGAGCGGTGTCGGCGTGGCCCAATAGGCCGCCAATGCGGCCAGGCCGTCCACCCGCGGGAAATAATTCGCAAGTAGCCCCGAATCCAGGACAGAGAGCGCAGCGCCGCCGAGATCGCCACTCAGCAGTTTATTGCCGACACCCAAGCCCGTATTGACTAGCGCGCCCAAGCGCGGCGGCAGATATTTCTTGGCCTGGCCGATGGCGGCAATGGCGCCCGCGCTCTTCGGCAAGGCAATGCTATTGGCCACGTTGTCAAACAGCCCCAATGTCGCTCTCCTCGGCAGCTTTAGCGACCATAGCCTTGGCATAGGCGGCGGCCTCATCTTCGTCTAGCAACATCTGCTTCGCCAGGAACATGGCGGTCGTCTTCTCATCCAGACCCATCTCTTTGATCTGGGACATGACTTGTGCCAGCATGGCCGCCGAATTCGCCGACTCCAGGCGTGTTCGCTGCTTCTCGGCTTCCATGGCCGAAATCGAACCGTAGAAATTGATGTTCCAGGGACGCTCTTCTTCTGAAAACACGATCCCGTAGCGGTGCATCGTATGCAGATCGATGACGGAATTGAAGAAATCGGACAGCGCGCCACGGATGATGCGGGATTTTTCCGCCACCTGGGCGCTGACACGGAAGAAGCCGCCATCGCCCAAGCCGCCGGATAGCTGATCGGCAAAGCCCAACATCGACAGATCCACGCCCAGCGCGCCACCCAGCAAGCGCGCATGCATCATTACGTCCTCGATCGACAGTTCGCCGTTGCGGCCGGAGTCGCCGACCAGCTGGGATAAATTCGTGAGCTGTTTGTCACCGTGGTACGGCAGCACGGTGGTGAATTTCTCCAGTATCGGCTGCCCATGCTCAATCGCCCACTGCGCACGCTGCTTGGCCTGCTTCAGCATGGTCATGACGCCCTCGCCGAATTTCTTCTTCTGGTCCGCCGTCATGCCGTCACCATTGAATCCCAGGACGCGCTCATCAATGGAATCAGCAAAACGCTGGCCGATCAAGCCAAGCAATGAGGCGTAGAGATGATCGTAGGCTTCTTCGGCCTGGTGCAGAAAGGAGCCGCCCACCATCGACGGCAGGATCGGCAGTTCATCCAGATCGTCCTCCGACAAGGCCATTTTAATGACCTTGTCCTGCACCGCAAACTGCGGCACCCACACCAGCCTCGGCATTTTGAGGCGCAGTAGCTGCGTTGTATCTAGCCGCTCAATCGCCTTGGCGCCGGAATAGACCATATATCCCACGGTACGATTGCCCTTCTCGTAGGCCTGGACCATGGGTGGCCGGACAATTTCACCGAAATACAATTCACGGATACCGCCGCTATCGACGTAGGGGCGCGCGTAGCTATCGCCAAAGGTCGCGCCGTTATAGGCCATGCAATGCGCCATTTGGTTGAGTTTCGGTGTCAGGGCGGCGTCGATCTCATCGACCATCTTGGCGAGTTTGATATTTTTGATCGTCTCGGCTTTTTTCTCGATGAAGACCGTGTTGCCCGTTGTCTCATGGCCGCCGAGCGCGGACGTGACGATCAGCGACAGCGCACCGGACACAATCGGGTCGCCCTCCATAAACGACCATTTCTGATAAATCTGCGCGCGCATGCGGGCGGCGCGGCGGCCAGTACCCAGAAGAGACTGCGATGCTGCCCCAAAATCAAAGGCATAGGGATCATCTTTGCCCAGGTCATCCACCTTCTCGACGTTCCCGGAAAACCATTTTTTTGCCGACGTGCCCATTTTGCCGAAGAGGCCGGGCGCATTCTTCTCAGTGTCTTTTGCCATATCCGCTCTGAATCGTCTGTATTCAGCATTGTCGAGCAAAAAAACTGCTCCACTATTAGGCGGTTTCCATTACAAGAAATCATGGGAATCATCATTTAATGGCACAATCAATCTGTCAATTATCTAGGACGACATCATGCTTACAACCGTTGATTTGGATGACGCGCTTCTTGCTCGTGCAAAAGCATTGTGCGGTCTGGAAGAACACAACGCCCTCTTGCAGGAAGCGCTAAACGCGTTAATTCAACGTGAAAGTGCTCGTCTTCTCGCGCAGCTAGGTGGCAGCGAATCAAAACTGCAGGACATTTCACGTCACAATGATGACATTCATTAGTAGTGGTCAATATCAAGTTGCAATGAATTAAATGTGGGGCCAACTACTCAACGTTAGCAGACTGCGGGAACAATTCGCTTTCCGTCATTTCAGGCGATGATTCGGGAATAGAAGGCGAGAAATATTCAACAGGAATCGGCTCACTCATCGTAGCAGGTTCAGCAGCAATGTCCTGAGCAACCTCCGTCGATACAGAAACCTGTTCGGCTTCAGCTTCGGCAATTATTTGCAAATCAGCCTCGGGATGGGAATCCGGAACTGCCCCTAGCTGGTCTACGCCTGCCGCTGCTGCCGGTTCCGTGCTCACTGACAAAATTTCGACAACTGAATCAACTGCTGCGACAGTAGGAGCGACAGGAACAATGTCCGCGGCCGCCGGCGGCAATTTTTCTTCGGAAATTGGATTATTATCGTCCAATACTTCAATGATCTCCGGTGTCGCGATCTCGTCCGGCACAATTTCACCCGGCTCGATGGAAACAGGATCCGCGATAGGCTCAGGTGGTGTCGTGACTGTTGCGATTGGTTCTGAGGCGGGTTCCGGAGCTGGCTCAGTGACCGGCGCGGCGACAGGATCAGAGATAGGTGCCGCCGGCGCGGTGCCGATACTATCCGGAACACTGGGTGTAGACTCCTTCTCGACGCGCCTGACTGCCAGCTCGCGCTGCAACCGTGCCAAGGTTGCCTCCTTTTCCGTGATCGCTGTCTTCAATGCTTCAATCGCCTGCATGCGCGCCGAGCGCTTTGCATTGGCACGCTGGAACGTGGCCGAATTTCTCTCGGCCAGGCGCAACAGGCGATTTGCCACCTCGCGCACATTGAGATCGACGCCGCGCTCAGGCGCAGCAACAATCGTCACGTCCTTCTTATTGAGCATCCATTTCCACGAAATCAGATCGTCCGTTGACGTGATTTTTTGCGGCGTAACATCGGGATTATGGAAAAAGATGCTGAGCGTCTGCCCGTCCGACAACTCATAGACCACCGCCACATTGGCCGTTCCGCGCTGCTTGAACGGTTCCGTGATTTGCATGGCGACCGGCTTGACGGTGCCACCGGTGCGCTCCATGACGTTCTGCATGATCTGCATTTTGCGTTCAAGCTTCGCAAATGGCGTCACCAAAGCATCGAAGGTATAGACGCCCTCCGCGTCATCCAGAATATCCATCACGCTCAACGGGTCGTACATCAACCCGTCTTCATCGTGGCGCCGAATGTCGTACAGCAGCCCGTCATAGGTCTTGCCAATGGGAGAATCACCGTCCCACATTACTTTGTGCATATTGTCGTACCCTAAAATTGGAAGCGTCGTCGCGTTGATCGGCTTGGTGTGATTGCCATGCTTGGCCCACCATTTGAGTTGAGGAATTGAAATCGGAACGATGCCGTCAAGCCCCTGCCAGCCTCGGTGGTAGCTCTCCAGGTAAGCCCGGGATGCGGATTGCGCATCCGGAAATCCCAGCATGATTTTGTGTTCGTCAAATGCACCGGTCTGCTGATCGACCTGGTTAATCACAAAAGCGACTCTGGATTCTGGGTAATAGCCAATGAACACATCAAGCTCGTCGCCATCATTGCCCGTCGTGCCAGCGAAATAGCCGTAATGTGACGACATCCTGTTTTGCCATGGCCGGCCAGTAGCATCGACACCGCAACGGAACGATCCGCGTGGCTGCTCGATGGCGATTGCCATGCCGTGAAGGGTCGTTCTACCTACTTTGTAGTTACCTGCCAGTTTCTGCGCCTGAGTGGGCTCTGACAGATTGTTATGCCCCATTGCGCCAAGATGGACATCGGCTTCGATGCGTGTGAATTCGTCCATATACCCCCTTCATTGAAGCAAATGATAGGGGTAATGAGAGAGCAATTTTAGGGGTGTTTTCCTACAGAGACGACACGGAAAAATGCAGAATTTTATTGAATCAACTTACTGTCGTTGTTTTAAATTTCTAATTTTCCAAAACACTCGCAATGTTGCCATTTTGAACTAATATAGTAGTACATCGTATTTGGGATAAATCACATGAGAATTGCCATTCTTGATGACGACCCCTCTCAACTCGACTTTGTTTGTCAAATACTGACCAGCAATGGGCATATTTGCCATCCATTTCAAAGCGGAAAAGAAATATTAAAAAAACTGCATCGAGAGAGCTATGATTTGCTGATTTTGGATTGGCAAGTCCCAGATTTGAGTGGCATGGAAGTGCTGCATTGGGTAAGAGATAAGTTTTCCAAAACACTCCCAGTATTATTCATGACGAGCCGCACCAGTGAAGAAGACATTGTTGAGGGTCTGACTGCCGGGGCCGACGACTACATGACGAAACCGATTCGGCGCAGCGAACTGATAGCTCGTACCCAAGCATTACTGCGACGCGCATATCCGATTCCAAATTCGAGCAAAAAAATCACATTTAATGATTACCTGTTCGAGACGGATTATGGTCGCATCACCTTGGCCGGTAAGCCAATTGAAATATATCAAAAGGAGTTTGACATCGCGTTACTATTTTTCTGTAACCTTGGTCGCCCACTTTCGCGTGCATATATAGTCGAAAAAATATGGTCGCACGATGACGACATTCCTTCACGGACCATAGACACTCACATCTCCCGCATACGAAGTAAATTACACTTACGACCAGAAAACGGTTATCGGCTCTCTCCGGTGTATAGCTATGGCTATCGCTTGGAGCAATTGAATTCCCAAGAAGATTTTCTCCAATCCGCCTAACGTGTCGAATTATTCAGCTTTAAATCCGTCGATATACGTCAAATCATCGCGTTTGTGCAGAATGTACTTTCTGCTATACGGTGCGATATTGATGTCGCCATCGATCGCCACAACTTCATAGGCGATCTTCACATCGGCATGCAGCAGCATGTACAGCACATCCTTGGTCTTCGCCGTAAAGTGCGCGAAATCCCCCGCCGGCCTCAATGCCTCGATCAACGCGACGATTTGCGGCTCGGCGTTGTCCAACGCGTCCCCGCGGTCAACTACCGTGGATACCTGAAAATTCTCTACGATCAACAGCTTGGCGTCCCCCAGCAGTTCCCATTCGACATCCGGCTCATCCGACGAATCCAACACACCGAGGCCGCCCAGCGTTGGCATGCCGCCCATACCGCCGTCGGCCTGGCGCAATACCCGCTGCCGGAAAGCGTGACATGGAATGCCATTCGGATGGCGCAACGTGACACTACGCGCTGCCTTGTTGATTTGCATTGGTACAGAGTGCAGCATCATTAACCCTTCAGTTTCATCGTGATCACATCAAAGTCAGCCTGAGAGATCTGGCCGGCATCCTTGAGCTTTTGCAGTGTCTTTTGAGCCTCAATGACAGCCATGCCCGCTGCCTTATCCGCCCTCTTGGCCGCAGCTATCACGGCGCTCTTCAGATTTTCGGCAGATTTGCTCGGCTGTTTGACGTTGATAGCGCGATTTTTACGTGCTTGTGCTGCTGCGATTTCGCGTGCCTTGGTCTGCGCAATCACCGCGGACTGTTTGATGGCGCCCTTTTGCCCACGTTCGACCATCCCAGCCACAATGCCACGCACGGCCAGGCTGCTGCTAAATTCCTTCATTACCCGCAGCGCATGTTTGCAGGCCACACCGCTGAGCCTGGGGTTGCGTAACTTGGGATACGCGGCTTCCTGCCGGCCTTTGACGAAGCCGCCCACGGTGGCGATATAGCGATACCAGAACGTGAAGCGGCCGCAGTCACATTCGAATTTCAAGGGGCTATCCTTGACTAGCCATTTAGCCAGTGCCTTGGGATCTGTCGGCGACGCCACCGCCGCATCGAAATTCATGATCTCCACCGACACATAGTGCCGGGTCACATCCGAGTCAGCCGACGCGTCGGTCACAAACCTGATGTCTCCCCGGTTCGTTCCCGCCGGCACAGCCATCCTGATCTGCTCATTAGCGCGCTCGCGATCCTCCGGTAACGACAGGTTGATAATTTGCTGCGCCGTTAAACCTGGCTTGAGCTTGCTGCCCAGCGTCTTGGCGTTCTTCCTGAACACCACCAAGTCATCGCTGGTAATCAGGCGAACCTCGCCGCCCAAGGAGGTCAGCAGCAAGCGTTCAGCGCTGTATTCTCCCTTGACCTCATGCGGCCGTAACAGATTGACAGCCTTGGCACGGCGCTCCGCGTCGGCCTTCCGGAGTTGATCCGCAGCCTTCGCTGAACCGCGAATGCCCAGCACTGCAGCTAGTTTTGCACTGTTGATTGTCGCCATTAGCCAAAACTCCCAAAGCGTGCGCTGGTCTTCAGTGTCAGCAGCTGAGATTCCGTCGGCAGCACCAGCAATTGTTCCGGCAATTCCTGTTCGACGGAATCCAAGCCGGCCGCCGCCATCACCACCAGGAACTCATCCGGGCGCCCATAGACGCGCCGGGAGATCAAGGTCATATCAAAGCGCTCGTCCGGCTTCGACTGGTAGCGAATCGCCATTCCCCACACCGGCGTCTTTTCCACAAAATCCCGCACCTGGCGATAAAATATCGCGGTCGATGCCGTGTTCTTGTTGGCGCTCATGCCGAAACCAATGCTGTACTGACGTCATCAGGTGCAACCGGCCAGACGATGGGATGCGGGAAATGCGCTTGCTCGGGGATGCGATTCAAATTCACCCGATACTTCTTCCAGGCTTTGACCTGTGCGACATCCACATCACTTGCCTCATCCACGTCGACGCGATCCTGATATTTCGTCACCTCGCTATTGGCGCGGCGCAGTTCGCGCGCTATACGCGCTTGCGCCGCATCCAGCAGCTCGGCATGGGTAGGCAAGTAATCCGGCGTTGGTCCCCGCTTACCTGACTTGCATTCAGCATGTATCGCGCGACCGTGCGCCTCTACATCATCAGCACATGCAAGGAAGATCCGATAGTCGTCCCAAGCGTCAAATTTGACCGAACATTGAAATCCGTTAGGCATGCGAACAACATTTTTGATGTCGGAATAGGAAAACGGGTCTACCGGGTCAGGCAGCTCGGACGGCATCCAGGTCGGCGCAGGCTGCAGTGCCGTCAAGACCGGGGGCGGTAGCTCCGGCAGATCAAATACAGGCGCGGCCACTTGTTCTTCAATATCCCCAACATCCACGTCCGTCGTTTGTGTGTTTTTCTTCATTGCCATTACGCTACCCTTTGCCATAAAACTGAACTCGATTCGTTACCTTCCACCGCACCCGACCCGTAGTCGTACACCTGACCGCGTTGCTCCCAAATGCCAGCAAGGCCCGTACCATCTTTTCTTTTGTTTAATATGTAGCCGCCGATGCCGCCATAACCTAAGCCTTGACCGGTCAGCTGATGGGCATACACCGACGTCACACTAGATGACACGGCCATCGCAGCGCGGTTGTAGATAGAAAACACGCTGGCACCGGCCTCTATGCCAAGCACGTAATAGGGTTGGTTGGCTGGCGGGTTCTCCGCATAGCGCAACGGGAAGCCGTTCCATTTACGTGAATCGCCCACACTGAGATTGCCGGTCGCGCAAAGCCGTGCGCCGGTTGGGCCGTCACTACCCCAGAGATAGGTTGTTTGCCCGCCAGGATCGGACCAGCTCATCCGCATATAGCTATTGCCATTACTGATGTTTTCAGCGTTCGTTGCACCGCCAGCACTGGCCGCATAGGCCACTCTGAAACTGGACGGGTTGTATACATAGATCCCCTCGGGGGTGTTACCGCCCAGCAGCCAGGTCGGCTGTCCATCTTGCCCCGACCAATGCAAAGAAAATCCTGCCCCGTTGGCTTTACTGCCCGGATCGAAGTTGGCATTAGTCCATGCCTGCAGCCATGTCCCCCATCCGGAATCACCAATATTAACGCGCGTAAATATGTGCCCTTCCGTTGAAAATCCGCGTTGCATCAGCCAGTTGCCGTTTCCTGGCGTCGCGGTGCCGTTCAGTGACGATGTAAAGATTTGTCCATAGGCGCTAGGCCGGTTGGCCGTGGCTTCTTGCGTATAAGTCGCCCAACCGAGTGGCGCGGCATTACAGTCTTTAATAATGGGTATACCGCCATCGGGCAACGTACCGTTCTGCCCCGCATGGAGAAGACGCTGATATTTCTCCCAGGCAGACCCTTTGCCGGTACGGTGAAACAAGTTGCCATTCGCAGTAAAGCCCAACTGGTGAGCCGGACCGCCCGAAAAATCGTCGCCAGCGCCCCATTGCCGGAAGGTGATGGCGCCATGCTGGACGCCACCGTCATCAAGGTTGCCCGCATCATTATTTCTAAAATCAAAATAGATGCCCATGTCACGATCTTTCGGCGCATAGTACTTGGCGCGAGAATCATCAACGATCACGCTGTTCAACCAGCTCCCGACTGCCTGGGAAGGTTTATAGCCCAGCGCATCCTGCTTAGACCCCGGGATAAAATTACCGGCGTGCCATAGCTTGTAGGCATTCGCGCCCAGCGAATAACCGCCAATCGAAAGATCGTTTTGAGCATCCAGTCCGAAGTGCATCGCAAATACGCCAGGACGATGAAACGTCATGTAGGCTTCGTTCTCCTCACCGCCAGCGGAACTAACCTCGATGCAGGGCCTGCCTGGGCCGGACGCGCCAGGCGCGCCAATCGCACCGGTAGATCCTTGGACCAGCAACTGTCCAGTCACCTTGCCACCTGTCAGCGGCAGATAATTGTTTAGCGCCACTTCCAGATTCGACTGAAATATCACCGCGCCATGGTCAGTATCATCGACTGTGACTTTGAGGCTGTCGCCCGACCAGCCCATTTTCACAGTATTAGATTTCTGACCATGGCCGGTACCTTGCTGAACTGGGATAAATCCCAATTTGTATTGATATTGCGGATGTGGATTTTTGGCGGTCTCATGCGCGCCAATCAGCTGGATCGCCGTATTGACGTTGGGATCCACCAACACTGTCACTGTATCAGCCGGCAGTGCGGTTAAACCCAGCGTGTAAGAGACGGTGGTCACGCTGTCATCCGCGAAATACAGGATAGGCTGATCCGGCTTGCTGTAGACCGCGAACAGGGTGTCGTCAGCGTAAAAGCCAATTTCACCACACCAGAATGGCGATCCAACGGGCGCGATCGCTTCAGCATGCACCTGAATCTGCGTCGGGGACACCTTGCCGCCGCCGGCAATCGCTACCCGCATTATTTCATGCTGCAAGCCAGTTTCGGCGCCATTCGGCCTGTATTTACCCGTACCGAAAGCAATGTGGGTGACGGCCACCTCAATCCCGGTTTTAGGGACATTGATCGCGGCCATCACGCCGGCCTCAGTGAGGGTCGGACTGATCGTTCTAGGTTGCGTCTTGATTTGGGAGCTCATCGAATTGAGAGCGGTCATGCTGACCGCCTTAGCTGAAAATAACGATGCTATTTTCTGCCACGCCATCCCCCGCGGCTGGCGGGGTTTTCCATTCAGATCGTGACGAACCCGCCCTGGCCGGCGTCAAGAAACCAGTCCTGCATTTCCATCGCACTGTCGATGCCCAATGCCTTCTTGACATACAGCGCCGTCGCCAGCACCGCTACCTGCCCGCAAGTAATGTCCGGCGACACGCGGTACAGACGCTTGCCAAAATCGCTCATGCCATCCGGTTCCAGCTTCTGACGCGGATCACAGCGCGCGGCCTTATCGTCAATCATCAGCGTTTTGCCGTTAGAGCGAATGAAAAACTCTTCAATCGCATCCATGAAGTCGACATCGGTAAACAAGCAGTCTCGTTCGGTCAGGCTGACGCCACCGATCAGGATCGCGTCGCTGAAGCGGTCGGTGCGATAGGCCGCCTCTTTGCTGACCAGCAGAATGTCGGATTCCGCCTCGTAGAAGGAATACACCGTGGCTGGCGCCATGCCGTAGCCGGAGATCGAGGCTTGGATTTTCACAGTTCGGGTACTCCCTGATGCCATGGCACATCTGGCGCGCCATCAGCGACATGGCTATGGACGTTCTGCACCAGGTCGTGCGAAATCACTTTCCCCACCGCCGGATAGCCATGCGGATTATCGGCGCTCCCATCGCCCTTCCCGTCGTTCTGTTCCCCCGACTTCGGTCCTGAGAACAAAGGAATCGTCTCTTTCAGCGTCAGATCGATCGCCAAGATCGTCAGGTTCTTCTGTCCAGAGTCGATATTCATCGCCGGCACGTCTGTGGCCTCCAGCATCACCGGCCATTGATGGTTGATGCCAGCAAAGCGGTATGTCGCATCAAACCGGCGATTGACGACCGCCGCGATAAACAGGGTGAATTGAGCCGCCATGCTGCGCGCGGTCTCATCCTCGGCGGCGCAAATGACAATCTGAGCGCGGCGCTCTCCCTGCATCTGCCGTAGCTGAAAAAGCCGATTCAGCGGATCGCCTGGCAGCGTCACCCATTCCGGCTCCGGCACTTGACGAGAAAAGTCCCCCAGCACCGGCGAATAATCCTTACCGGTTGCCACAATCATGACCGGCAGATGCGCGCTACTGCCCGGGCCGCCGTCATTGTCATTCTTGCGCCAGGCGGCCAGCATGTCCTGCACCTGGTCAATCATCCGATCTGGCGCCCAGACGATGCTCTTACTGATCCCCCGCTCAGCAAATGACTTCATCGCTCGGGTGGTTGGCGTGAGCGAGGCGTAATAGCGTCCCATGTACCGGCCAAAAGCTTCTTTCAATTCAAGCATGGGATCCTCAGCGGCGCAGCAGGCGATTGACCAGGTTGTCAACACAGCGACCCTCTGGCTGATCCGGCACAACGATGCCAGGCAAGATCGCCCGTTTGAATTCAGCAGCATCTGCGCGCATCGCATTCAATCCGGCCTTGCTGACCATCATGGGGAGCGATCCAGCCGAATCCAGCGCGGCCTGTCTGCCGGCCAACATGGCAAGGTATTGCTCGTTTTCTTCCTCCAACCTGGCAATCACCATCAGCGCGCGCTCATGATCCGCCCGTGCATCCCCGAGGCTAGTCTGAGCGCTGTCCAGCAACGCCAGCATGCCGTGCAGATTCTGGTTGTAGTCGGCAATCACAGCATCGTCCAGAATCGCACCGCCGTCATCTGCGCTTGCCGTATCCAACACGTAGCCGCGGTTGTCATCGAAGTTGGGCTCATTCACGTAATCGAAACCGAAGAAACGCCCTTCGACCTCGCTCAGCGCCGACGAGAACCCGCCCTTTTTGCTCTCGAACATCTTTTGCGCAGTACGGCCGGCATCCGTCTCCAGGAACTCTTCCTCATGCTCGATGGTGCCGTCCGGGAAGGCCTTTAAATGAATGGTCGAGATCGCAGGCTCCAGCTTGACCAACTTGCCCTGGTAAATCCCGCCCTCCGGCGGCATCATGCCGAATTTGACGCGCGGCCAATGGCCGTAATAGCCAAACATGTCGCGCTTTTGAATACGCTCCTGTGTCCTGGCGCCATTGATAAAGGCAGCGACCTTATCGATATTAAAATGCCGCGGCTTCCCCGTCAGTTCGCGACCGCGATCATTGAGGTTGTACTGAATCACACCTGTTCGCATCCTACTCTCCCCTGTCTAGTGCGGTGAAGGCAGCATCGCTTCGCCTTCAGCCCGATAAAATTGCTGCGCCATGGCGCCGTTAAAAATACCTATCTCATTCTCAAAGCGCTTCAGCAACGATAGCTGCAGCACATACTTGGCGGCGATCACCGCGCGCAATGCAGGCGCTACCATCGGAATGTTCATTCCCATTTCTCCCTCATCATCGATCGACACCCGAATCCGGCTGGTCAGATAATGCGTGGCGCTAGGATCTGCGCTACCTATGCTGCTGGCGCTGCTCAAGGCCGTCGGATAGGGCTTGCTCTTGTCCTGCCAAAGCTGCTCGACAATCCAGCCGTTCGGCCATAGCAGTTGCAGATACATGCGCAAAAAATGCAATCCCCGCTTGGGATTACGCGCGCGCCAGGCTTTATAGAGATAGCGCATAGCCGGCTCTTCGGTGCGGATCAGCGCCAACCCTTCCCGTTTTACGTGGCGCTCGATCAAGGGCAAGGAACCCAGGTGCGGCACGCCATAGACGTTCAATTCGCGCTCGGCGTCCCGTAAATGAGTCTCGAACAGGAACAACACCAGCTGCTTCAGTTCCACTTCTAGTGCGTTGGCGTCATGGCTGTGCTGGAGTGGCGCAAGTGATGGAATTCTGCTGTCGGCGCCCATTACTGCCCCCAGGAACCAAGGTTGTAATTGGCCAGGGTCACAGAGACGTTCAAACTATCCGGGGTCATGTAGCGGAAATGCTCAGGCAGCTGCTTACCTTGCATCGGCGTGATCGTCACTGAAAAATCGCTCCCCGAATCCTGCAGCGCCTGGACGTTGTTCTTCAATAGCGCGTAGATCGCCTTGTATTTCATCACCAACATGCCGGCGCGGATTGGCACAGCCTTCTCGCCATATTCCTTCAGCAAAACATCCAGAATCTGCCTTTTTACGGCAACGGCGTCGTGAATACGCGCCACCTCGGCGAGGATGGTCATGCCGATGGCAAGAATGGCCGGAGTGATGAACACGATGCGATAGGAGTCATCAGCGGCTTTGATTACGCGCACAATCTCCCGTTCGATCGATTCGCGCGTGGCGCCATCGGGTGGAACGAAGGAGACGAACAGCCGGTTGATATTGTCCAGGCTCGGCCCGCGCACTAACTCTTCAATCGTTTCATTCCAGATCGAGAGAAATTTCAGCCCGGCGATATTACGGCGAACCAGGAAATCAAACTCGCCCAGGTACACCGCCGTCTGGTCATAAGCTGACGGGTATTTGCAGAGCTCTCGCAGCGTCGCGATATCGATAGGCGCGGCGCCAGGAATCAATAGCGAGTCCATCGTGATCTTGATTAGGCCGTCTTGCGGCGCTACCGCATAATCCAGGGCGAAGGGACTGCCAGCGTCCGGGCGCACATCACCTGTCGTCTCATACACGGTCAGGGTCAGCACCTCACCGACGTTGGGCTGATAACCAACATAGCCGGCATAGCCAAACACGACAAACAAGCGCCGGTATTCGTCGCATTCCACATGGAATACCTTGTCGCCATTGGCAACATTCGTGAATTCCACACTATATGTATACGGTGTGCCCGCCGCGTCAGCTACCGAGATTCCACTGATAAAGCGCCCGTCGCTGGGCTGCGGCACCTCAATCTTATAGAACGGCTGCGAGACGGTCACGGTGTGCTCAATGGCGCGTACCTGCTTTTGCAGCAGCTCGGCATGTCCCACGCCGCCGGCGGGAACCGTTACCGGCGAATCGGTAACGTACATGCGGCCGCTCGAATCCAGCAGGCCGCGACCGGCGCCAATGGCAAACGCAGCATTGGTAGGATTCTCGACTTTCACCTTCACACGCGCAGGCGTAGCCATCGGCATCAGCCCCTTCAACGATGCATCGGCCAGCACCGTCGAATCCCGTACCTTGTCAAAGGGCTCCATCGCGCCAAGCTCAATCTGCTGCGACATCATCGCCATCATCTGCGCAATGGCCGACTGCGCCTGCAGCAGCCGCGGATCGCCCACCTGGTACAGCGCCGCCAGCTCGGGAAACTGCGAGACCGAATTGACAATTACCCGATCAAAGTCTTCTTTGGAATAGGCCATGTCATCTCACCCGTTCCTGCCAGCCGGCCACATCGACAATTAGCTCACGGCGATCCGGCAGCCCGTCCACGTAGAAAACATTGACGGTGCCAGCCGGCATCGCATCCAGCGCCGGCACGTCCTCGCGCATTTTTCCGATGAAAGCATCGCCGATGCCGGCGGCCATGGGATTTTGCAACAGCGACTGGGGATCAGCACCATAGTCCGAACCGAGATAGCCGTTCGGCGGCGTACTCAGCCAATGGCTGACCATGGCTTGAATGTCTTGGGCGGTGATAGTCGGTTTCATGGCGATGATGATAGGGCCATCGCCGAGGGTGAGATAAGGGGGTTTTCCATCCCATCGACAAAAAACCCGCTAACCTTTCGGCGCGGGTTAAATTTATATCCCAATAACTACTTCTGCTCGCTAAATGCAATGCGACGATTTTGGAAACGACCGCTCGGAGTATCGTTGTCCCCTACAGGTTGAATATCCCCGTATGCTTTAGTTGTGAACGTGGCTGCAGCAATACCTTTTAACACAAAGAAGTCGCGCACCGCATCGGCACGTTTTTTCGACAATTCCATATTGGAGACAGACGATCCCTGGTTATCGGTATGTCCGCCGATTTCAAGTTTTGCGTCCTTGGCACAATCCCTGATCGCGGTAACTGCCTTGCCGAACTCCAGTAAATCTTCCTTCGGAATATCAAAGGAGCCAGAAGAAAAATTAAACGAATAGGTATTCATAGCACCCACCACATCGGCTGTAGTGCATGAGCCGGGTTTAAGGACGGCTAACGCATCTTCAAATTTTTTCTTGTTGTCGGCCAAAGCTTCTGACAGATCGAACAACGATACAACATATCCGGCGCCAAAAAGTGCTTTCGTCTTATCCAATAACTGCAGTTTAGGATCCGTGGCCGCTCCACCTATTTCTATACTGTTGCCCTTGATCGTCAATTCAGTATTCGGCAGCTTGAAATTTGTTAACAAGTCCGGCAGTTCACCAATCCAGCCGGCAGATTTGGTCGCACCATCAACTTTGATGTCGGCGTTAACTCTGTCACCATAGTTTTTTTTCAAATCTGCCAGAATGGCTTCCTTATCCGTTTCACTTCCTACGGTGGCAACGACGGTAGCCTTGCCGTCTTTGTCCGTCGTCAACGACAACGTAGATGCTTTACTAGGCGCTGCGGGCTCAGCAGCCACCGGCGGCGTAACAACCGATGTTGGAGAAGATACCGATTCCTTATTGCAACCACGCATAAAAAACAACAACGCGGCCAACGCTAACAGCGCCAAGAGCCACCACCATTTTGCAATACCAGTCTTTTCCTTGGACACAGGAATACCATCGGTGGGTGCGGCTGACCGCGTATTCATATGAAAGGCCGACAGCGTTGTTTTGAGCTTGTTGCCAATGCCGTCAAAAAAATCCCACGCCGTCCCCACTCCCAAAGCAGCCCACACGCTCTCAGGCAATTTTCCATGAATGAACGACACTTGATGCGCCAATGTCGAAATCAACGTGTGCTGTTGTCCCTTGCCGGCTTGCAGATGATTTTTGATCAATCCAAACAGGGTGGCCGTCACCACACTGGTCATAGCCGTGACAGCGCCAACCGCGGTATCAGTGTGCTGAGCCACTGCATTCGTTAACTGGTCTTTCGTTTTATCACCGAGCAAGGCCACGGTCTGCTCGCCGCCGGCTTTGATCAAATTTCCCGCCGACACCGGATTGTCAAGCAGACTAACTAGATTCGTACCGATATTCGAGTCAACTTGAGGGGACATGATAGATGTATATAACGCACGAGCCCCGTCAGGCGTATCTGCCTTTTTGATCAAGGAAGTAATTAAACTTGGCGTCAAGGTGTCAAAAACCACCTTGGCCTTACTTTCCTCAATGCCAAGGTGAGTAGTCGCGAGTTGAACGACCTGTCCGCTAAGGGTCGTTTGCGCGAGTTGCAAAAGATTAATACTCAT